TCTCGTCTTCTTCTTCCCATTTGCTCAATTGCAAATCCTTCAACCACCTGTTTATACTTTTGTTCATATAATTGCAAGAGGTCTTGTGGGCCTTTTAGGAAGCCATAAGCTTCTACTAGGCATGCATACAAAAGTCCGTTGGGAAAGTTCAAACTTATGTATGTAGTGGTATTTGTACTAGATAAACCAGGATCTTTCAAGATATAATTTAGTTGAATAGTATATGTAGCATTCGGAGTAGGGGCTAAAACTATGTGATTTTTATCCCACCAGCTATAATATTTTGGAACCCCTGTCTCTCCTTTAGGATTAAATTCTGACATAAAACTGGTATCTCTCCATTGTAGAAAATCTCTGTTATCAGCTTCTGCTGTACCATCTGAATCCACAATTTGAGCAGATCTAATTACAAGAGTGTTGTCTGGTGTTTGAATAAATCTAGTGCTTGCCACTAAATTAGCAGTTACATATCTTCTATTATTATCAGAGTCTACATCTCTTAGTATTCTAAACTCTGCATCCTCTATAAATCCATTTACAATCGTATCACTTAACACAGTGCTTGATACCTCTGTGTAATCTCTAATTTTTTGTTTTAATTCATCGTATGTCATTATGTTGTTACCGTCACATTTCCTAAACTAATAAAAGCTTGTCTTGCACTGTTTATAACACCAGGATCCTCGGGAACCATGCTTAAATTATTAAAAGTTGAAAACGCAAAGTCTCCTGGTAAAGTTAAATCTGCCACCATATTACCACCACCAATTTGATTAGATGGAAAAAATTGAGGTCTTGCTTGCTCTAATCCTTGAGGATCTGCTACAAAAGGTTTTGGTTCTAATTGTGGTTGTTTAGGTTCATATTCAGAGATATGAACAAATGCACCATTCCATTCCGTTACCATTTCTCTGTATGGAAATGCTAATCCACTTCTATCTGAAATTGCTAGTGCGTATTTTCCTTTTGCGTATTTAGCCATTATATCTCCGGATAATAAGTTTTAGGTGAAATATAAACACTCGCAGGTGATCCATCTTCCTGCAATGCTCTGTTTAATTCATCTTCATAAATTAATTTACATTCTTGTATTCTTTGTGGAGCTTTTTTCATAGCGATATAATAAGTTAAACCTGCACACATACAAGGTACAAATCTATTAACTACATCTGCTTCGTTAGTATAGTCTCCAGCATCTTGAATTCTTTTTACATAATAAAAATAAATAAAACTACTAGCTTGTGAATCACCAGGGGTTAAATATAAAGTTATAGTAACTTTATCTATAAATCTTTGCACGAAATATTGTGATGGTTGACCTGTTGCACTTTTATTTGAAAAAGCTTGATATTGTGATCTATTAACTTTTGATAAAGGTGTATCTACACTACTAGTGTTTCTAAAACTAGCTTCAAGCACATCTGAAACCATATCTACAAAATTTACTACGGCATCACTTGAACTATGTGCTGCAGCTGTAGTGCCATCAGCCCCACGTCCAGAAGCAGGGCAAATAATATTATTACCTGAAATAGAAGTATATTTTATTACTTCTGAATTAATTCTAATTTTTCCTGTAGGATTCATATTTACAACTGAAGCTACAGGTATTGTGGTAGCTGAAGATGTAATTCCTGAAGTTAAAGTTGTATCAATACCATCTGCATTTCCATCAGATGGAGATCTAAACAATGTGTATTCATTTTGACCAGAATTAAGAGATATTGCCGTTCTCGCAACTTCCCAAAAATGAATACCTCTGTTATCCCATTCTTGAAACATTATGTTTAAAGATCTTCTTGCTGATCTTAAATCATTTCCAGAATAGTCAAACATACCAAGTCTTTCAAAAGACTCAGTTATAATGTCGTCAATCGAGAGAAATTTCTCGAATGTAGTTGTGCCTGAAAAGGTCATCTAAACTCCTATGTGTAAAATACAGAACAAACTGTTACATGCTCAGTAGTAAAAGCTACAGTTAAATCTGTTTCAAACAAAATAGGTCCAGGAAAATTAATTATAATAGGGCTTCCACCAGATGTAACTCCACTTGTTTTATATTTAAATTTTACCGTTCCAGAAGATCCACCATCTTTTAAATGAAAATCACCTGAAGCCGCCGTAGTATTTAATATAACTCCTAAAGCTTTTGTTCTTCCTGTTCTAACAACTTTATTTTCAGTAGTAACATTTGTATTTCTTATTAAATCGCTTGATCCAAATGTTTGCATATTTTTCTCCTTAAAATTTTATGCGGGCCCGAAGGCCCACATCTAATTATTTACTAGTTACTAAAAGGTGTAACGATTGTTCCACTTCCAATTAGTAAACCTTCAACCATGTAAGTGTTTTCTGCAGTTGCAGTAAACTTAATTCTAGAACCTGTTAAACCACCTTTAGTAGCAACAGATGCTCCAGCTTCTCCATTTAAGTTCACAACGTCGTTTGCTGCTGCAGGTACGAAAGCTTT